TCCATTGGTTTAGGTTCAATCTTAGGCGGAAGTATCTCATCTACATTAGGCATGTTAGAAGCATTTAGAATAGTTCTATTCAATGCTTCCAGATTAAACATCCCCGGTGGAGACTGTTGTGCCATCTGTAATGCCATGTTAGCCATCATCATACGATGTGCGTTGCTAGGAATATTAGGATCAGATACTGGAATAATATCTATGCGACCATCAAAGTCTTTTTTAAATATACTACGATCTTCATATGGAACATCATATGGATATTCATCAGGAAGATAGTCATAATCAATACGAGCAAGAATACGAAACTCATCTTTCTGAGATTTGTGTACTCGTTTGTGAATTGCTGTGAAGAACTTGCTACTCGCTTCTAGTAAAGCCATAGTTGTTCCAACGGGTCCATAGGAGGCAGCATCAGAGATAACTTGCTCTGTGCTATCCGCAAACTTCTGACCAGCAGTAGCTACGAAGTTCAGCATTTGGAATAGAGTAGAGGAAGGCTCTTTATAGGGAAGGGGAACAATAGCCTTTGATAAGTCTACACCAGTTGCCTCAACCTCCTTGAACTCGCCGGGAGATATAGGATCATTGTCACCAACCATCCTAACTCCCTTGGCCTTAAATCCTCCCGGTAAGTTGGCAAACTGTCCAGCATCTATGAGGGAACGCATAGCTGCCGTTGCACTCATTGTTAGATTACCAAGGAAATGTATAAGACCTAGGCCATAAAAACCAAAGCCGGGAACAAATCTATAATGTACAAAGTGATTTATTTTTTCTTTGTTCGGGTCATCTTGCTTATAGTTTCTACGGATACTCAGCACCTGTCTAGACTGTTGCTCAACAGTTACAATGTACGGACAGGCTTCTTCTTCATCTTCAATATTAAGATAGCAGTGTTGCTCTAGTAGAACATACTGTGGGTCATGATCTGACATGGGAGACAAACCAATAATCGTATCCATCTTTTCACTGAAAGAGGTGGTGGGATAGGAAGCAGGAGAGCCTAGCTCAACATCTCCATATACACCAGCCCTTATATCTCTTTGTAGTTCTACAGGACTACGGTAGATAACATGTGTGTAGCGATCTGCATTTGAAAGATCAGTTGCATAATAAGACACATAGAACTGATCAATAGGAATAAACTCTGACTTAGGGCGTTTTACAGTGGCATCATAATACAGCTTCTTAAAAGCAGAACCAATCAGTGGTAGATGGAACAGCATTCTTTCAAACTCATCAAAGTATTCAGGCATCTGTTCTGTTACCTGATAGTTCATAAAGTTCTGTACACGATTAGCCTGTAGTTCTTTTTCTGGAGAAGACTTACCAAGTATACGAGCCTTTACTGGGCCATTAGCAGGAAATAACTCACCAGATGCTTTAGACTGAAACTTAACTGCTGATTCAATCAGTAGAGGATGCACAGCGGTACACGCACCCTCAAATGGTTCAGACCCTTGCTCTAGCTTTAGACCTAGAAGATCAAAGCCACGTTCAAACATAGACTCCCATTCTGAACGAGAATCTTTATCAGCCTCAAAGTTTTCTACTACATCACCAGCAATCTCTGCTAGTTCATCCTCATCCATATCTTCTGCCATATTGCCATACCATTCAGCAATATCTTTAGAAGCCTCCATTTCTACATTTTCAGAAAAATCTACAGTAACACCGCCATCATCATCAACTTCAAAAGTTGCAGCAAGTTCTTCATTCTCACTCATGAGAGGAACAACATTATTTTCCTGTTCAGGTATACGATCAAAAGGATTACGTTCTGTTGCCATTATGCAAATTCTTTCTGAGATGTAATAAACTCTATAGCGTCTTTTTCAGTAGGAAGATTATATGCTTTTTGTATTATATCAATAGCATTTTTTGAAGGTAGTCTAGGTTTCTTTTCAGCGACAACAACTTCTTCTGCTGGTTCAGGAGCTACAGTAGGAACAGATGGAATTGCAGGTGCTAGGGGTACACCACCAGAATCAGGAAGACCTTCATCATAAAAACTTTTAGGTGGTGAAACAAAAAAAGAAGCACGATTATATACTGAAGGATCATATTGTTCAGCTACTGTTTTAGCTTGATCTTTTATATTTGCTGTTCTTATATCTGAAGCTTTTTTATCAAAATAATTTTCTATACTACCACGCAAACTATCAGTAGGGTTTTTAAATCCAAAATTTCTTGAGGCAATATTCATTGCAAGATTAGTAATACTAGGAGTCATTTCTACAAGATTTAATCCAAGTTCAGCAGCACCTTTAGCCATTTCATTAAGTGCGGCCTGAGTTGATCTTGGGCCTGAATAAGCATATGTAGTAGGGCTAGTAGGATCAAACATAAAAGGAGGAGTAACTTCTATATTATATTTTTGTGCTAATTCTTTTGCTTGCTTTATCTGACTTAGTTGTTCTGGAGCAAGGTTACTAAATGTGGCTATGTCTACAGGATCTTGAATACCTATAAAACCTGTATCTTGTAGATCAAAAAAATCTACAGAGGATTGATCTCCTCTACCAAAGTCACCAGAAATACTACTTGCTTCAGCTCTGCCTTGTCCTGCTGCTTGTGAAGCTTCTGATGTTGCTTGTGCGCCAGCTAATGATGCTTCTGAACTTTTTTCTGCTGATGGAGCAGTAGGATCAGGTGCAGCAGTTTCTGGTCCACCAATCGTTGATTCTCCTGTAACTGCATCTAGTCCACCTGCTTCACTTACATCACCATCTTCTCCGGGGCAAAAACACCAACGAAAAGAAGAGTTATCATTTATCCCATCTTTAAGAAAGAACGAAGCTGTTTGAATATCTTTAATCATGAGACAACCTGTGAACAGTTCCAATGGTATTAAAATTAAATTTATTTAAAAGTTTAGCAGTTCTCTCTACATTCATGTTAACAGACGTAGCTATTCCAATCTCTAAACAGTTAGGAAGAGATTTTGCCCACTTCTTATATTCTTTTAAAAGTTTAATTCCCATTACTGTTCCCCTATATTCAGGATAAACATACCAGAAACAATCCATTGTTTTTATATGTTTAGCGTCCCAAAGAAAATTAAATTTATAAGCTACCAAAGCTCCAACTAATCTTCTATTATCTCTTGCTAAATAAAAAAAGTTATTATTGTTAAATACTCTTAACAAATATTCTGCATATCTCTTTTTATTAAAGTTACCTAATAATTTAGCCTCTTCGTGTCCTTTTGCGGCAAGATTAGCTAGAGGCACTATATCTTTTTTAGTACCATAGTGATAATTTATATTTTTAGTCATGCTATTATTATAGCATACTTTTTCCGTTTTCCCAAATCATACATTCCAGTATGTGGCGGCTTTCTGTCTTGGGACATCATCATACTCTGGATCATCAGGGTGTGTCAGATGCCATGAGTCCTTCATGTAGTGTATAGCCATAGTGAGGGCATCCACTTGGTCATCATGTGCAGCATTGGGAAACCGTATAAGTTCTTCTATGAGGTCATCTGCCCATTTCTTACCCTTGGGTATCCACAGGCGACCAGCTTCCATGATAGGCGTTGCTGCATAAACTCTGGATACCTTATCACGATCAGGTAGGTATTCCATTACAGGTAGCCCACCCCTACGCATATCCTGTATGAGAGATTGGCCGGATGCCTTCTTCTCCACCATACACACATCAGGTCTATGCTGGTTATACAGCTTCTGCGCCAGCCGCCTCAGTTCTGGATATTCAAAGCGGCCCTTGATATTACCCAATAGTATCAGGTGAGGTGCAAAGTCTTCATAGCCCTCATCTGTCTGATTGTACATATAGAAGATACCCCATGTCTGTATCACGCTGTAGTCAGCAGTGTTTGATGTAGAGAATGCAGTATCAAATGTTTGTACAACAAAGTCACATGTAGGTGGGTCACCATACTCCCACTCTTTAATCCAGCGTCTTTTTATTATCCCACCCTCTTCTGGTGTAGGATCTTGCATGTACAGAGCGTTCCAGTATCTGCTGCCGTTGCTGGCCTTGATCTCGTTTTCATCTACCTTCAGCACACGATCTGGTTTCCATTCAGGAAAGTAGCTGCTACCTATAGGCAAGTCTAGAAGTTCAGATGCATCTTCATCCAGCCATGCTGGTATCTTTACAACCTCCCACGGTATTGTTTCGTAGTCAGGCATGTTCTCCTGTTGCTTGAGAAGCCAGCCACAGAGATCATCATAGTGATATCGGGTGTTGATTATTACGATAGCCCCATCAGGCATGATACGTGTTCTGAGACCTGCGGGATACCATTCCTTGATGAAGCGTCTACCTGCACTGGAGATAGCATCCTCTTCTGACATTGCATCGTCTAGAATTGCCACATGTGCGCCTCGACCTGCAATCTGAGATCGGACACCAGCAGCGTAGTAGGTTCCATTCTGGTTTGTTTTCCATTTACCTGCCGCTCTGACATCGCTACGTAGGGCCACCCCTCTAAATACCTTTGAGAACTCTTCAGTGTTAACAATATCTCTTACTGATCTACCAAAGTCACTGGCAAGCTGATCACTGTGAGATATTGTCAGTAGCTCATGTTCAGGGTTTCTACCTATGTACCATGCAGGAAACAACTTAGAACATACAACAGACTTAGA